AGATATAAATGAGGCTAGCTCCGTGGTGGCGTTATCGTGTTCTTTAGTTGCGTGCAAAAAATCCTCTTTATTCATATAATCAAGATCTAGTACATTTGTTGCCGCAGAAGCGTATTCGCCTATCTTATCGTTATAAAAACTTGGTGCCCCCAATATGGCAGATATACTTTCATATGGTATTAACAGCGCATACTCTTTTGTTATGTCTGCAGTGTGTTTTTCTTTTATTGTTTTTATTTTTTCATCTATTATTTGATTTATTTTGTATTCAAAAGAATTTATGTAATTAGCAGAAAAGAATGGCGCTGCTATTTTTCTTAACTTTGAATGAAGTGGATCATCTGAATCAATTAACGAATAATAAACATTTTCTTTTCTTTTAGTAATTTCTTTGCCAAATATTGAATTTTTTAATATTTTCTCTATTTCTTCATAACAGTAAAAATTATATTCATCATTTTCAATTGTATAAATAGATTTTCTTTTTTCTTCATATATTTTATAGGGATTAATGTTTTCTTCCATAAGCGGTTGGTTATTTATTTTTTTCTATATTTTTTTTAAATGTTTGTAAGAATTTTGTTGCATTTTTGAATCTATTGGGGTATCCCAACATCGTTACTTTAACTTCTGTATCATTTCTATGAACATTAATTGAAACTCCAATACTGCCATGAATTTCTGGATATGATGGAATTACATAATAATTATCAACAATTGCATCTAAGACATTTGCTTTTAGACTCTCGTGGTTAGTCACAGATAAAAAAGTTGCTGGAGGAAATGGGAAAACAAGAGACCAAACTTTTTTATAATGTTTTTTAAATGGAGAATTAAACAAGGATTTAATTAAAAAATTATATGATTTATTATAAAAAATATTTTCTTCATTTTTTATAGAATTTTTAATTAATTTAATATGTTCTTTTTTAGAAATCTTATTTAATACGTCAGAATGTGAATTGTACGTAATGGCGTATACTTGGTTTCCGAAGCTTATTATCTTTCCAGTTAATTGCACTTGCGATTAAAAACGTTTTATCTGAATCTTTTTTATTGAGTTGATTATACGTTTTAACAAAGTAATGCGTAATTAATGATCTAAAATTGGAATCATAATCATTCATTTGAGTCTTAATTGCATCATAGGGTAAGGATAAATAATCAATTATTTTTTTATCAGAATCTTCTTTATACCATTTTTTTTCATATATATTTTCTGGATTGGACTTTTTATTTATTGGTATAAATATATTTATTAATTTAAAATTACAATATAAAAAGAAGAATTTAATACAGTTTTTTATTAAAAATATATATTTATTATTTATATTTTTTATACTAAATCTTTTTTTATTTGGATTAATTATAGATTGGACAAGCGAATACAGCACGTTTCCATCACCCATCATGTGATGTAGGCGCACAAGTACGCAAAGATTTTTCTTTTCTTGATCTATAATCATATGTAGTTGCCACATTGAGTTAGAAGTATCAATGGGTGTTTCTGTAATTTTTTGTATAGTACCTTTAACATTTTCGCTAAAGTTTACGATTGAATGAATGTGTACTGACTTTTGTGAATCAATATTTTTATTTTTTACTAAAAAAGGATAAGTTTTTTTTGAGTCTTGCCTAGAAGGTATTAGCGTATAAATTATATTATGTTTTATATTAAAATTTATATTTTTGTATATTTCGCTTAAAACTTCAGGTATATTGTTAGAACTAATAAAAAAGAACGCATTTAATACTGAAGTATTTTTCCAAACCTTGGAATGAAAACTGTAATCTATAGCGTTTAATTGATACATTTGGTAGCCTTTATAAAAAAGATGTTGTTACCCTTACTAGTCCCTCATCTATTGTATCATAACCACTGCTTAGTCTGATCTTATATGTTCCAGTTAAATAAAAACAGAGAATAAATTTTTTTATATTATTATCAATATTTTCAGATATAAAAATTGGATTTTGCACGTTGGGGAATATGGGATAGGTTGTTTGGGCCGTATAACCAAAGGGTAATTCTAAGTGCTCAGATTCAATCTGTAGAGAATCTGTTTGTTTAGAAGAAACTAAAAAAACCCTTGCTTCCCTGCATTTTAGGGAAAAATCAAGAATTTTTAATCACCACCGTAAATGATGTTGGTGTTGGAATATGGTAAACGCTGGCCCCAGAAAGCTCCAAAAGCTTTTTATGAACTTGCCAACCGTATGTTTGTAGTTTATCAGCGTACATCTGCATGCCGTCATTTGCGTCGTACACAATGAGTGTTCCACCAACGTTGAGGTTTGAAAATACCTGAGAAACAAGATTCTCATTTGAAGCGCAAAATATATCTGCGGCTGATAAGCAAACACAATCTAAACCGCTCGGCATTGTGCCGTTAAAGAAGTCTAGGGAATCTATTACAGTTGCTTTTGTTTCTGCTTGAAGAAAATAATTTTCACCCCTAAATAGGTGTTCATCATTTAATACATACAGTTCATTTGTGTTTAAAGACTCAATAAAATTGTAGTTGAAGGAACTGGCACCAATCGCAAATAGTGTTTTATTTGGTGAATGTAGTTTGAACAACATTTCCATTATTGATCTAGCCTGCTTGGCCATTTCAACCATAATCTCAACATTTAAGGCTATAAACTCATATGAAGCCAAATAGCCGACTGGGCCGATGTCGTTGGGATCTCTACTTGATCCTGCAGCTACTTCTGCCTGGACAACCTGATCCCACTTATTACTTTCCTGCTCTTGGGTTAAAAGTTCGGAATGATCTGCTTTTGAGGCTTGATTTGAAACCTTTGTTACAACTCCCCAGTTTGCTTTAGCCATTTTGGATTCTCCATTTTGTTAGTTTATACATATAAATTAATTTTCTGCCCTTTAAAATAGCTTTATTTTTTTTAATATAGTTAATAAAACTTGGTAGTGACTCAGCCGACGGATCAGCAAAGTCAATGGGCTCAAAAATTGGATAGGTTGATAAAACTGCAGATTTTAAATCTACATAACTAAAACCGTCTATACCCTCTGAATCCAAACCCAGCTCCAGCATTAGCGCTTCAAGTTCAACCTTTACATCATCATGATGGTTTTCTAAAGAGTATTTCATATTATATCCCTTCCAGTTCTGAACTTATTCCATCGAAATCATTAATATCAGAGCTCAAGTGGCAAATCCTATTTTGATCTCCTTCTTCAAAAGAACACTCTGTCCTAAGGACGACAAGACCGGTTCTTAGATCAATTATCTGCTTACTTTCATAATCAAGATGGTAGTTTTCTTTCGTCGCTGCTTGATTGGCCGCAACTGATAGATCTATCTTAAATTTTGCCATTAGTTAACTTGACTCCTTATTTTTTTAAGTAATTCCAAATGATTAACTATCAAAACATAAACATTATAGTCGTACTCGTTTTCGTAGTCGCTTATGTTAATTCCATTAGTAATGACATCTTCGACATTTAAAGAAACTTTTTCACAAAGAGCAGTAAGATATGCCTTCTTTTCAGATTCGACATGGGAATTTGTTGCGTGCCTTTTTTCATCTACCATAGTTAAAATTGAGTCCTCTTTTCTCCTATATAGTAATCTAGTTGGCTTTTAGTTGCATTTTTTAAATTTAAAGAAATTGTTCAATTTTTATACGTCTATTTTGTATTCAAAACTATATGATTCCAATTTATCTGCAACTATGTATTGATAAGTGTCCTTATTGTACCCTTTGCTCTTAATATAATTAAAATAATCTTCCCTGAAAAATGGCATGTACACGTTTACCTCCCTTGTGACTGCAGTTGGGTCCTGCAGTGGATCGGCAACATGTTCGCCAAGCTCTTTATTTGGAGTACCGTGACAATACCAGCCAAGATAGGCATATCTGGATCCGGAAATGGTGGGCTTTATTTCGTGTGCAGCAAAATAATCACTTGGAAACATAATTATATCACCCTTTTTAGGATTATAATTTATATCAAGATATGTAAATCTATGGGTTCCCCCAAGAAAGTTCTTTCCATCAAGCTCTTTTTCGCTATCTACGCTATCGTTAAAGTAAGCTATAGTGGCAACTACATTTTTCATAGCCAATTGACCCTTGGGGTGAGGTAGGCCATAAATATAATCTGTTTGTATGTCTGCATGGGGGCCCATGTGGGCTCCATTTCGGTACTCTGTTATATGACCCCTTGAGTGCCACCATATTGATTTAAATGCTACTGGAAATAGTTCACAGTACTTTATCAAACAATGGTATTTAACTTGATCTATAAAAGATAAAGTCTTTACAACCTGCAGATCTGGATTCTGATGTATTAAGGACGCCCTATATGGCATTTCTTCAATAGATTCTTTGCTGAAATAATATCCGCTGTTATTTATATAACAATTTTCCCCTGTTTCTGGATGGATTGCCGGAGTATACATCATCTGTCTTTCGTGCTCTATGCTGTTTTGCGCAAAAGTAAAAGCCCAATCCCAATCTATCTCAAATACTCTTTCGAATAAAACAACCCCACCACCTAAATGTTTAGGTTCAACAGCGCTATTATAGTTCATCAACACTCCTTATTTTTATTTAATTATAAATTATGTTTTTCTAAAAATGGTTCTGGTAGCTTTGGGACTCCATTGTATGACGGACCTATTTTATTACCGTCTGCATCGAGTCCAGTTTTCATTCCCCTCGTCCAAGTCCAAGGTCTTTCTAGTGAATTTTGAGTTTTTATATCATAGTATTTTTTCCTTGATTCTTCAAGTTTTTTATCTTCCCACCTATTGACAATTTCAAATTCTACATTTAATAGTAGTTCCGTTGGATATATGGTAAAAAATAAAAATGGAGAACCTTTTGGAAATAATATTGGTTCACCTATTTTATGTATTATCCAGTGTGTTTGAACTTCGTCTGGCCACCAGCTACTGGGTATACTTGCTGTCATTGGAGACGCTCCATCAATATAGTAATTGGGTGAACCAGTTGTCCACAAACTATAACCCTCTTCTGTATTTATTGCCCAACCAGTATAAAAAGATATCATCTCATGTATATTTGAGTAAGCAAAATGAAAATCATTATGAACTCCACCACTGAGTATTCTTGCTGGACTTGGTCCGCCATCCCATATTACTATTAGGTCTTCAGGTAAAATCATCTCCCAACCATAGACGTTCGCAGTTGTGACTGGCGGACATTGGTAGGCGTGTTTTTTATATGTTTTGTCCATCCAATCTCGTTTAAGCCTAGACTGTCTTATCTCAACAGCATTTTCATGCATTTTTGATAAGACTATCTTAGTCATTATTAAATACCGGCTATTGCATAGTCTTGATCTAGTGGACCTATTGGTGGTGGAATTACGCCAGAAAATCTCAAACCGAATCCAGCCTTAGGGTCTGCTGGACTACCGTCAAGATTATATCCATATTGAAAACCTTTATGAGTTCTTTCGTTGTAGTCAAACATTGTTACCACTGAGTACTTTGTGCCAGTAATTACTGGCAAAGAACTGTGCGCATAGATATATGTTGATGGGAAGAAAATTATATCACCAGCTTTTGGTTTAAGTTTCATTCTCAATATATCAAAAACAAATTCTCCACCTTCATAATTATCATTTAGATATGCAACAGAGGAAACAGTGCAATTGTAACTATAGCCGTGATCGGCGTGAGGCGAGAAATGCTGTCCTGGAGTATACTTAACAAAATTAAGACATTCTTGAAAATCCATTTTTAGATTAAATCTCATTTCATAATCATACAAACAATCAATTAACGGTTTTTGTACCTTTGCGCATATTTCTCTAACTCCAGAAGAAGTTAAATGCTGCTCCCATGGAAATGTGTTTGGATCTATTTTAAAATCTGAACAGTTTCTATAACTTAGATTTTCATGAGTATCTCCAGTAGTTGCTTTACTCCATTTAAAATAATCATTTTCATTATTGAATAAAGCTAACTCTAGCTGATCTATAATTGATTGCGGATTAGATATTGCGTTTCTGTACATAATAATTCCAAGTCTTGAATCAAAAACATATTGTGCTAACATTTTGCCTCTTCCGGTTTTGGGGGTAAATTACTATATGTGATATACTCAATAATACCAAAGTCAATTATAGCACAAAGGCAGGACTGTTACAATGACCAATTGCGTGCGCAAGTTTAACGAAGATATTACAGACGAGAATCCCTGGAAAGTATTTCCTGGATCGTTTGGTGATTCAAAAGATAATATACATATTATACCAAAATTTATAGAAGAAAATGATATAGTTAGACTGCAAGAGTTTGTAAAAAAAATTGACAAGTGGGATAATACCAAGGAAAGCGAAGCGCATAGCAAGGATGGGGCCTCGAAGTACAGTGCCGACCTATGGTATAATCGACTTTTTAGTTATTTAATGATCAAAGATTTAGATCAAGATATATATAATTTAATTGATAATTATCTTGATAAAATGAAACTTTTTATGGATCAAAAGTTTAATTGTAAAGTAAAGAAAAGACCACCATCTATAGTTTGTTGGAGGCCAGGAGATTTTCAAATAGCTCACGCCGATAAACAAATACAAGACGGTAGACCAAACTCTTTTCCAGATTATGATATAAATTCACTATTTTATATTAATGATGAATTCACTGGTGGAGAGCTTTTTTACACTCAGCATAGAGTTAAGATTAAGCCCGTGGCGGGTATGGCGGTATGTCACCCTGGAGACATCAATTATATACATGGCGTAACCCCGGTATTGTCTGGGATTAGGTGGGTTATTCCAGCTTTCTTTAGCGTTGAAGAGTTTTAATCTTTTTTAAATATAAAAGTAGACCACATATATCTATTTTTATTTACTAAATCTGTTACAAGATGTAATTCATGCGATGGAAAAATGATTGCGGATCCAGCTGGTGGCTTAATCGAAATGTTGTGTTCTGGGAATTCTATTAAACCACCTTCGTAATCATCATTAAGATAGCCACATATTGTATATGCTACGGGCTTAACGTCCCCACCTTGGTCATATGTATAATCTCTATGCGAATTCATTCCTTTCATTGGAAAATCCCATTTTCTTATATATATACTTTCTGGAAAATACTCATACTTTGTATTATCAATATTTAATTCAGACATATACTTTGCTATACATTTTTCTGCGGCATACGATATTTCGTTAAAAAGATACGCATTGTCTTTTATTAGAGTAAGTTGTCCAATCTTTAGTTTTGAATCATTGTTGTTTCTTCCCCATATTTCCCAATTAACATTTTTTAAATGTGAAAATATTTTATTAATATCTTCATGTAAATGAGTAAATATTAAAATATCTTTAGTTAATTTATTCACTATAAAAAATCGCCTTATCTACAAATAAATCTAATATTTTTTTATTATATTCATCCTTAAGACCATCTACTGGGTGAGGTGCTTTTGAATGTGTCATGTTGGTAGTTAGCTCTGTTACTCCAAGCGCGTCATATATTTCGGACTGATATATAAAATTCGTTATTCCTGCTTCTTTTGCATACTTGTGCATGCTGTCTAGAAATTTTGTATTTTGACTCAATCTCTCACTATAGGTATATGATGGACTAATTCCCTCATATTTAAGAAGCATTTCGGTAAACTGTGGAAGTGGTTCTATTATAACTATTTTTGATTTATTAAAATAGTTAGCTAATTGTTCTATGTATTTTTTAGCTACCACTTCTGCGTTATCGTATTTTGACAAAAATGTTCTTATATCTACATATCCAAACCAAGAAAATACTACTCCATCATCTTTTATATCACTAAAAGGAATAACTCCATCATTGGGAAATTTTTGCTCTTCTTTTCCAGAAGAAAGTTCTTTTTCTTGACTCATTAAATTGAAGTCAATATCCCAGATTTTTTTTGCTGCCTTGCCCCAAAAAATCATGTCAATTTTTATATTGTTTTTTTCATAGTGTTCAGAAACTCTAGATAAATGGCAGTCTCCAATTAGATATATCTTTTCCATTATATTACTCCTTTATATTTTTTTGTCAATTCATGGACTCTATGTGCATCTGCGTCATGTCTATGAGTTCTTAGCAATAAGTCTGTAACTCCTATCTTTTTTAAATTATTTATCTTTTCTACAACTTGTTCTTCTGTTCCGTATATTGTCCAGAATTTCTGATGTGCGTATTCAATCTGATCTGCGGCCTGCTCGGCTTCTTCGCATGTATCTCTCAATATCACTGCAGCGCACACCATTTTATTCTTATTTCTTTGAAACCTTTTTGGATCGTAGACATAATCATTTAACATGCACAGACTGTAGTCGGCATGTGTTGCAGCTATGTCTAAGGTTTGTTCTGATACTCCTGACATGGCAATCTCTGGTACCTCATTTTGTTCTAAAATAGAAAAAACTTTTTTAATCCATTCATGAGTATACTGCACTCTTTTTTCAACTGTATCTAATTTTTGTTTTTCTATTATAATATTTTCTATTGAAGATTCAGAAGGCTGTATATCGCCCGAGACTATATTAAACATTATTCTATTTTTTTGAATTTCATTAAAAGATCTGTACATCATAACAAAATATTCAGGACTTATTGCATAGGTTCTGATTGCAAAAAAATATTTAAATTTATGATTTAAATTTATTGCGTTTGCGCATCTAATCCAGTAATCGCCGGAAAGTGAATGATATACAAAAAGAATAGAGTGATAATTAGATTCATGAGTTATATTTGACAGTTCTTTTACGCTATTAATATCACCCATATCATAGATTGGCATAGCGTGTAGTCTTATGGGCACTTTAGTCCCTATACCTTATTTCAGTAATTCCCTTCTTTCTTTCTTCCACCACCTCGGATGGAGGCTGCCATACATAGCCATTTACTGGTATACACCAAGTACTCCATGCGTCAAGGGGTTCACTGTGATTTGATTTTATTTTATTTATTTGATCATTATATTCTTTGCTTTTATAATTAAAAAAAGTACCAGGATTAGTGTGAGAAGGAATTACAAAATTAGAAAATGCAAAACGAATACCGCTAGTAACCTCTTTTACACCATGACAATAGTCGTTATGTGATCCGTGAATAATTAGATCACCATTTTCTGGCTTGACTAAAAGTTCTTCTTTATTGTGATAGGGGTTAAAGTCTCCTACCCACTCTGCGTTTCGGTTAAAATTTGGATAATATACTTCTCCGCCTTCAAAATCGCCAAAATAAACGATTAATCCATAATGAAGTCTACAACAAGTATTCCACACATCGGAAGAAATTAAAAGACGTGAGGCTATATCGCAGGTGGCACAAGACGGACCGCAGTCTTCATGGGGGGCGCCTGGAGCATCTGAATGAGGAAACATTCCCGGTTCACCAACTTTGGCCCTTAAAAGACAAAGTTGTGGATGCATTGATAATTCTGGATAGATTAATTCACTTGCCTTTTCCCATACTTCATGCATTTCGGGGACAATTGTAGTAAATCTCGAATTATACCAATCTACGTTGTGATCAACGATTGGTCCATCTATGTGTTTTTTTAACGTAAAATTTATCTTTTTAAGAAGATCTCCATTAATAAATTTTCTATAGATAAATAACTTTGGAGCTATTTGTTCTATATTGGGATTTTTCCTAAAAGACTCTTGATACATTGTCATGTGTGAAGATTTCCTTAACTTCTTAGATCAAGAATATCATAAAATTTGTTAAAATCAAAGTTACAAAATTCTTGATATTCTTTTAAAGATTCAATATTTAAAGCTCCATATTTTCCTATTTCTTTTCCAAGAAAAATATTTTTTATAGTAATAAATGTTTCAAAAAATGCAGTTTCTGGATAAATTATATGATCTCGCCAGTCTTCTTTTGCTTTTTGGTAATTTTCATCTTTATTTAAATGATACGCAATAGACTTATTGATTGTAAATATTTTATATCCCCTTGTCCACGCTCTCATTGCAAATAACCCTTCGTCTGCTCCCCACTTGCATCGAGCATCGTGCTCTATTTCCTCAAACATTTTTTTCCTCGCAAACACAAAGCAGCCGGCAATAGACTTTACCTCTATGTGCGATTCGTTTTGCCATTTATAAAAATGCCCCCAAGTTTGGGGATAGCTATGTCCAATTGATTCAAGTGCAGAATTATAGGCGATTGTGGGCGGAAAAAATGCTTCTCTTTTTGGTACGTTTTTTGGATCAACAATTCCAAATGGATGAATAGTAATATTTTGATTTTCATCTATTGTCCAATTTGGACAAATTAAACTAATGATTATTTTATTATATTTTTTTTCAATTTCATTAATTGAAATAATTAATGATTCATCCCAATTTTTTTCGAATATCATATGCGCATCTATTTGCAGTATGTAGTCAGCATCTGGGGGGCATAGTTTGGTCGCTTCTTTTCTTGAAAAACCTAATCCAGGTGGTTGTGTGCATTGAAGATTTTTTATATATACATTTTTTAATAGACAGTTAAAAGGTTTTTCATTTATTACAGTATTAAAAATGCCAAAATAGATTCTATCTGGATATTTTGCGTTACCAAGTGCGCTGTGTACAGTTTGCTCTAAAAAATGTTCTTTACAAGATGCTATAGATATAAATATTTTTTCCATGTAAAAACACGCTATTTTTTATAAATTATTAGCTATTTGAACTATCTTCCATCTTTTTAATTTTTTCTGATAATTCCTGTATAGCTTTAACCATTACTGGAATTAGTCTATGATATAGCGCATACATTGTATCTGGATCTCGACGATCAGTAAGCTTTAGCGCACTATGTGCATCATAAGCGTCTTCTAAGGCTGCTAACTCCTGAGCGATAAAACCAATATCTTTTTCACCATGCCTATTGCCTTCTCTTTCGTTCCACTTAAAAGCAACAGGGCGTAGATCTTCGATAACATCAAGTCCTAGTTCTAGATCTTCTACTAAAATTTTATCTCTTAAGTCAGATTTAAACCCCGGAGGACCAAAGAACCCTGGAGGACCAAAGAACCCTGGAGGACTAAAGAACCCTGGAGGCGCAAAGAATCCTGGAGGCGCAAAGAACCCTGGTGGACTAAAGAACCCTGGTGGACCAAAGAACCCTGGAGGACTAAAGAACCCTGGAGGTGCAAAGAAACTTGGTGGACCAAAGAAGCTTGGTGGACCAAAAAAGCTTGGTGGAGAAAAAGCACCAACTGTATAGTTAATCGATGTACCCAATGGAACTACTGTTGTATCAGTAAGGGCTGGCGTAACAACGTTATTTAAGGCTGAGTTTTGAGTAGGCGTAGTAGTGACTGAACCCACATTAAAGCCAGCATTAGTTATTGTTGTATTAGCTGTTGCTTGCGCTGTTCCGTTCGGCTACAGTTGGTTTAGCTGCTTTTCTTTTAGAACCTTTACCATGAGCGTCTGGATTTTGTTTTCTAGCCATATTATGCCGCCAAGTCTCCCAATGCCACCCATGTATTAGCGGCTCTCTTCATAAGGGTAGCAGATGCCCACTGTGTACGCAGTTTAAGACCTGGTGTAGCATTGACCGTTACACCAGAGGCTCCCGCTATTGTAACTTGACCGGCTCCAGTTTGGAGAATGGTTATTTGAGAGCCGGTCGGAAAGTTAACCGAGTTATCTGCTGGAACAGTTAGTGTTGTTGCAGAAGCGTTGCTAACTTCAATTACTTTATTTTTATCGGCTAAGACAAGGGTGTAGCTGGCTGCTTTTGCATCAATGGTTACATCGGCGATTTTACCAAGATCTATTGCCGCCGAAGCATTTATGTCTGCGTTGACAATTGTTCCATCTACAATCATCGTTGATGTAATTGTGCCCGAATCTGCGGTGGTTACAATATTCCCGTAGTTTGTTCCGTCCGTGGTTATTTCCCACTTGTCGCTGGTCTCGTTCCAGCGAAGAAGAACATTTGTGGAGGAACCGCGCTCAATTTCGATCCCAGCGTTCTCCGATGGGGCGCCAGAGGCGTTGCTGTTGAAAACGATGATGTTGTCCGCCAACTCAATCGTCTCCGTGTTGACGGTGGTCGTGGTCCCCGAGACGGTCAGGTTGCCCGTGACCGTCAGGTTGTCGTCGACGGTGACGGTTCCGCCAGCCGAATCAATCGTCAGGTTGCCCGACGTGGTGTCTATTTCCCCAGCGGCGGTGATTCCAACCTGGACGGCATCGAGCGTCGCGCCAGCGAACGTCGGGCTGGCATTCGTGGCGACAGATTGGCCGATTGCGATGGTTGGCGTTGCAGTTTCTCCAGAGTTATTGCTGAGCGTGATGCCAGTTCCAGCAACGAGGCTTGCTACATAATCACCAGTCGTATCTGTTCCAAGGTCAACTGAGGCTGAAGCAACAGTGACAACAGTGGCGGTTAGGGTTGCGTTACCCAAGTCGCTTAAAGTTACGCTACCAGTCAAGTCTCCAGCCAACGTAATAACTGGTGATACGCCTGTTATCGTTGGTGATGTAAGAGTTTTATTGGTAAGAGTCTGTGTACCAGTTGTTGTTACAAGAATTGAAGTGTCGGCAATGCCGTGAACATTAGTCGTATCACTTTCGTGATTTGAAAGGTCAGTAAGCGTTGCGAGATTTGCCGTGTTGGCGATACCGTGAACATCGGTTGTATCAGCTTCATGAATACCCGTCAAGTTTGCTGCAAATTCTGTTGTAGCTATTTGAGTCGTCGATGTTCCATTTGCCGCTGTTGGCGCAGTTGGTGTACCTGTAAGCGCTGCATTTGCTAGTGGCGCATAGCCGCTAAAGGACACAATTGATTTTTCGTGACCAGTAATTCTACCATATGCATCAACTATTAAATCGCTGACAAATGTGGTTGTATTCGATCCCGCTGTATTTGTTTGATTTACTGTTGCTAGATCAATGTTATCTGCGTTGACAACTATTCTTGTATTTGAACCGGTTCCAATATTAATTGTGTTTAAATTAACGCTTAAACCGTCTCCAGCTGTTATTGGGGCTGTACCGGTAAATTGACTAAATGAAAGTGAATCAGTTCCAAATACAATGGCATTGTCGGTTCCAGTACCAATGGTTGTTAAAATAAAACCCTGAGATGCGTTTACTGAGCCGGCCAAAGTGTACACAGCGTCACCGGCTTTAACTTGACCAGCTATATTGTTATTGGAATCACTTCTGCGAGTTAGAATAAATGCAACGCTTGCACTACCCTGTTCTGTAACTGTATAAATTCCATTTTGAGTGGCAGTAGATTGATCTTTAACTAGTATAGACTGACCAGTAGTAACTGCAGTGCCGTCAACCGAGAGCCTTCCGATTTGAAGAGCCTGTTAGTGTTGCGCCAACTCCCAATGTGCCATTTGCATATGTGCAGGCGGAAAGAGCTTCTCTGGTTGTAAAATTTACAGCTTGATGCCAATTTATACCCGCAGCAACAGTATCGACATAACCCCTTGTAGCAAGGGCTGTTGACCCTGTCCCAGCATTTGAGGCAACAACTGAAGTGACATTCATTGTTCCATTTGAGGAAATATTTGCAACGACGTTACCTGACGAATCTTTAAACTGGACTAGTGGAGCTGTTGCTCCAGAAGCTGCCTTAAAAACTGCTGCTTCGTCATATATTGTAATTTCTGGTGCTGTTTCAACTCTTAAACGGGCCATACTTCTCCTCTGGAAAGACTGTATTAAATGAACTCCACTTTATAGTAATCAGGTTTGAAGAAAATTATTGGGTTATTCTCTTTAAAAATTCTAACATTCTACCTTGATATTTAATTCTACCAAAGTGGGTTAGGTTTATGGTGGGGTCAACCCAGATCTTTCCACCAATCTTTTGCCAATATCTACAGAATCCGTAGTCTTCAGACAGAAACCTACCGCCTTCATCAACATAAGAATTGAATAGGGCGTATCCAAAATTCCTTTCTTCGCCATGTAAAGCACTAGTATCATCATTATATTTTAGTTTTTTATATTTTTTAAACATTTTTTCAAATACTTCACGTTTTATTAACATAAAGCCAGTTCCAGCTTCATAACACTCTATGGCTCCATTTTCTATATTTAGCTGAGTTTCTCCTGGAGCTGTTAAATGTACAACATATCTAGTTGCATACTCCATCAAATCTTTTGCTTCTATATCTTTTGATACGCCTTCTTTAACTTTATCCCAATTAATTTCTTTTATTGGATAAGAAGCGGTTATTATATCTTTATTGTGCCATAGCATTTTTAATACTGCTTCTTTGTCAAACTGAAGATCGACGTCAATAAACATAAAATGTGTAAAATCTGGATTTGCCATGAACTTTGCAACTAAGTTATTTCTAGCACGATTAATCAAAGAATCGGAAATAGTACAAACAGAATATTTAAGACCAATTTCTTTAAAATATAAACACGCTTGCATAAAGCTCATCATGAATGGTTCTGTTACATGAGAATCATAACATGGAAGTGCGAAAAATACATTCCACTCTTGAATTTTTTCTTTTGGAATTGTTATATTAATTTGTTGTTCTTCTACGGGCATTTGATTATTGTACATTATTTTATTTGTCTATGTCAAATTCTGTAGGATCTATATTTTTTGTAATAATTTTATCATTTATTATTTTTATAGTTTTTTTAGAATTAGAATTAGAACTAATGTTTTCATAAAGAAAATTCTTTTTATGCTCGCTGCAAACAAAAATAATTCTATTTGGATAGCCACTGAAGATTAAATCGGTTATATTGTCTTCGCAGAAATAACATTGAGGAGGTTTATCAAATTTGTTTAAAACATATGAATAATTTTGTGGATCTTGACTATATTTTTCTAAATTAAATGATTCATTTTTGAAATATGTTGGAGTTTTTTTATTTATCCTAGAAATAGGAGATTCGTTTTTTGTAATATAATTTATAGAATAAGTACAATCAAATAAACCCAAACCATCGGAAAATGGGTAGCGATCACCGACAGGACAAGAGAGATGATCCAATATAATATCGCAGTCTGGTAATTTTGTATCTAAGTATAAATCAAATTGAACTTCTGCTGGATGAATATCATCCCAAATTTTTATTACAAAATAACCATTTTCTAAAACTGCAAAACCAATTAATCCTTTAAATGTGGCGTTTTCAATGTATGAAACTGATGGTTGACCTATTTGTTTCCCTAAATAATTTTCATGTACGATACCAGAATCAAAATCGCATTCATGTGCTTGATCGTAAATAGTGCATAAAGAATTTATTAAAATGCGAAGATAATATATATCCTTAATTGGATTAATTGTAAATCCATTTATTATTAAATGTGATGCTATTCTTTCATAGTGCATTGGATTACCAAGAAGTTAGAGTTGATCTCTTCCAAGTATTTGTAGCCGTACAAATGTAAATATAATTTGTATCGTAGGCGATATCGCCTTTAATGATTGTTGTTCTATAGACATATCTTATATTATAGCAGATAAATAGATTTAATGCATCTTAAAAAAGTATTTAAATTATTCGCCGTCTGGTTGCCATTCTTCTGCGGTGTTACCTTCCGCTACCCAAGCAAGATACGCCTGATAATCAGTGTTTTCAGCATTCATTGGTATAGATGCTTGGTCCGATAGTCGAATAACAACTTGCCAATCTCCAATTATGTCTTTGCCAGATTTGAGTACGCCTGCCATCAGCCACCACCATCCTGTGCCGCTGCCCATGCCTGGGCTTCGTGGACCAGGTCGTCAGGTGTGAGTCCGACCGCGTTGGCCGCGTCTTGTAGTGACCATATGCCAAGTACGGCGTTGAGTGTCGCCATGACACCGAGAGTGTCGAGCGGCGTGTGGACGTCTGGCGTTTCCCAGGTGTGGGTCACACCAGCAAGGTCGGTGAAGACGTGTTTCATCATGCAGCCCCAAAACGCAAGAGCACTAGGTTGAGATTCGGACCTGCTTGCGCATTCATTGAATCCCATTTAGTACCTGGGGTCGGCAACGCACCCTGCGTCTGCGACACGCGCAACGTCACGATGTAATCGTTCGCTGTGGGTGTAAA